TGATTTTCCGGTCGACCTTGTACGCGTTGCCGATGAAGCCCAGCCGGAGCAGGAAGCAGCGGAAGGCGTACTTCTCGTTGTCCACCGGCTTCTCCTTGGCGGTGATGCGCTTGGCATCCCTGGACACCTGGCAGAGCGCAGCGATGAAGTGAGTGTAGGCGGTGGTCTCCTCCGGCTGTGGTTCGGAGAACCACGGAAAGGCAATGCGGTCTTCCAGAAGCTCGAAGCGCAGGTCGTCGATGCCCAGCGCCTTCTTGATGAGGCTGCCCTTGGCATCCAGCAGCTTGGTCAGGTTCCCGACCTGAACCTTGTCGAGCGGAACCTCGACAGTGAGGCCCACGCTTCCGTCCTGTGCCGCGTTCTCCGGTTCCTCGGCTTTTCTCTCCGGGGCCTCGCACTCGAAGCCTGCAGCCGCAATGCCTTCCAACACCCGCTCGACCTCCTCGCTGTCGGCGCGGTCATCAAAGAGCAGAGTGCCATCCTTGGTGACGGTAAAATAGTCGATTTCGTAATTGCAGGTCGGCATAAACTTGTAGACCGCCTTGACTCCGGTGATGCCGGAAATGCTCTTGACCAGCTCTTTGCGCTGGTCGCCGGTCACGTTGTACTTGATTTCCATGGTGAAATCCTCCTGTGCATGTTTTCCCCCTTCGGGGTAGTCACATATTCGCTCTACAGGCACAGAATAGCAAGTTGATTCTGAGGCATAAATCCGACAAAGATGTGCCCCGGAATGTGTGTGATAGTGACAATCAGGAGGCAGGCTCGACGTCCTTCACCAGTGCCGAATACGGTAGCTTTTCTCCATTGCGGAGGACATAGACGCCATCCGTGTCTCCGGTATCATCCACATATCTGCGGAGAATGACGGATGCGTATTTCTCGTCGAGCTCCATCGTGCAGCAGGTGCGGTTTATCTGCTCACAGGCCATGAGCGTGGAGCCGCTGCCGCCGAAGGTGTCGATGACGATGGCATTCTCCTGCGTGGAGTTCCCGATGGGATAGCCCAGCAGGTCGAGCGGCTTACTGGTCGGGTGGTTCGCGTTCCGTTTGGGCTTGGCAAAGTTCCAGATGGTCGTCTGCTTCCGGTCGGAGTACCACGGGTGCTTTCCGTTCTGCATGAAACCGTAGAGCACCGGCTCATGCTGCCATTGGTAATCCGAGCGGCCCAGCACCAGCGAGTCCTTCACCCAGATACAGCACCCAGCGAGATGGAAGCCCGCGTCGATGAAAGCCCTGCGGAAATTGAGGCCCTCGGTATCCGCATGGAAGACGTAGGCGGCACCGCCTTTTTCGAGATGGTCAGCCATGTTCTCGAACGCCGAGAGCAGGAAATTGTAGAACTCCTCATTCTTCATGGAGTCGTTTTGGATGGTCAGGCCGCTGGAGCTCTTGAAGGATACTCCATAGGGTGGGTCGGTCAGGATGAGATTTGCTTTCCTATCATCCATGAGCGCGGCCACGTCCTCGGCGCTGGTGGCATCACCGCACATGAGCCGGTGCCTACCGACCGTCCAGATGTCGCCGCGTTCCACAAAGGCGGCCTTTTCCAATGCGGCGCTCAGGTCGTAGTCATCATCCTCTGCGCCAGAATCGCTTCCATCCTTGAACAGGTCGGCCAGCTCCATTTCATCGAAGCCGGTGAGGGAGACATCGAAAGCCTCACCCTGCAGCGCTTCGATTTCCACGCGCAGGAGCTCTTCGTCCCAGCCAGCATCCATTGCCATGCGGTTGTCCGCGAGGATGTAGGCTTTCTTCTGGGCCTCGGTCAGGTAATCCACGAAGACGCAGGGCACCTCGGTGATGCCTTCCTCTTTGGCAGCGAGAAGACGACCGTGACCGGCGATGATGCCATAGTCACGGTCGATGATGATAGGATTGATAAAGCCGAACTCCCGCAGCGAGGAGCGGAGCTTCATGACCTGCTCCGGGGAGTGCGTCCGGGCGTTGTTGACATACGGCACCAGCTTGCTGACCGGCACCAGCTGCATATCAGTCGTTGTCTTCATACGAGCCCCCATTCTGCGAACTTTTCAAAGCCGCCTACAGAGTGGATATATTCTCGACAGATTTCGACGATTTCTGCATAGGGCCTGCCGTCCACGGTGTCGTCGCCGATGGCGCAGCAGAGCTCTACAGCCTTGCCGGTCTCCTGCGCCTTGAGGAAGGCGTAGACATTCACGGACACATCCGCTTTCGACAGGTCTTTTCCGTGCGGGCCACCGCCCGTGACGCCGTCCGCCATATCAGAGCCCAGCTTCCGGTTGGTCGCACCGGAGTCCACGTCCGGGCCACCCGTCCAGTCGCCCAGGGGATTGACCTCGGCCTGCGGGAACAGGGCCTTCAACTCATCTGCGGGAGCATTGCTCTGACAGAGGATGAGCCGGTCGCCGTCCAGGATGTACTTTCCATCCGTGGGGTACCTATCGTAGATGGAGCGGGCGATGCGGGAGAGCTCCTTCTGCTCAGGTGTGATACACATTCCTTTGAAGATGCCGTTGTCGCCGCAGCGGAAACCGTCACGCTGGTTGTCGGAGAGATGTGCGTCCTGTGCGACCTCGGTATAATTCAGGGCGAGGTTCCCGGCAATACGGTGGGCGATGCTTTCGACAGTCTCAGCGGACAGATGCGTGGAGGTC